TCCTAATACTGTTGGTAATCGTGAGCAATTGACTTGTCAGTTAAAAGAATGGCACGACCTAAGACGTCGAAACGGTTTCAATATCTTTGCTTCGTACGGTGTTAACTGGATTGTTGACGCTGCGATTGAAGGTGTTGGTACTGCTGCGGCTCAATGCCACATGTATGCTAAATCTGCCGTGGGCCATGCTTGCGATACTGAAGGCTTGGCGACTGCAATCGGTTTTGATGAAGAGCAGGATCGTTCATTTGCTCGCGCTACTGCCTACATGGGTAGCAAGATGCTTCAGAACAAAGGTATCATTAAGATGCTTCACGACGATTCAGCTTTATCGGCTTAATCATTCATGGGCTGGCTTAGGCTGGCCCTTCTCTTTTCCTGAATAGGTATTAACACGATGGCTTACTCTACGGCTAAACCTCCTGCTTGCGTTAACTCACCAACGCTTAGTTACCCTAACCTATGGTTATACGATAGTGCTGACGCTGCGGCTACTGTTCGCGCTGCTGACTACTTTACCGATGCTAAGGCATTGGGTATGAAGAAAGGCGACACGATCATTCAGTCTGACTCTGTTGGTGCGACTGTTGCGCATATGTATCCTGTATTGTCTGTTGATGATGATGGTGCTGATCTTGGTGACGGTACTGCAATTGACGTGACAAACACGTAAGATAAACGAACGATAGTAAACTTTGATAGGGCTGCTTCGGCAGCCTTATTGCTAACTGAGACATTGATATGCTTAAAGCTAACCAAGTTGGTTACATTCAACACATGATCACAACTCACGCTGTATTGCTTCCTATGGGTGCAGGCATTAAAGAAATTGAAAGCATCAACACATGGGAAAACGTTTCTCAGAAGATGGCGCCGACTGAAGGCGATTTGATCATTGCTCGAAGTGCTGACCTCAAGAAGATTTATCACGCAATGGTGCATAAAGTAAAAGGTACTGCTATCACGGTTAAGGTCTACGCTGAGTTCAATACAGACGGTAGCGATATTAAGTCTGAAGATGTAGACAATCAGTCTGATGATGGTTTGGATGTTAATCTTGAAGACGATCAAAGCGCTGAATACTTCGCTAAGTGGCGCGGCCCAAATGTTAAATGGTGCGTAATGAAACGCTCAAGTGGTGAATCATTTGAATCTGGTTACGCTGAAAAAGAACAAGCAGAAGAAGCGGCTGAGAAATTAAACGCTGCTGAGTAATTAACCCTACAATCAAGGTGCCGCATCATGGCGATAGATAAGCTTCAACTTTATAATAATGCGCTTGTCCTCCTTGGGCAGCGGTACCTTGATAACCTCACCGACGAAGAAGAGTCACAGCTTTATCTTGATTCGGTTTACGACTTCAAGGCGGTAGAGCATTGCTTAGAAATGAGCAAGCCTACATTTGCAACCAAGACGACCAAACTTAATGCTAGCGTGGCAAGTGCTGATCACGACCTAGATAATGTATTCACTCTGCCATCCGGTTACGTTGACACTGTTGAGGTGTTTAGCGACCCAAAGTTAGATCAACCCATTCATCGATACATTCTTGAAGCTAATACATTGGCTTGTGAGTATGAAACGATTTACCTGCGAGATTGACCCAAACAAAGCTGAGCTTATCTATCAGCTGTTCGAGACAAGACTACAAGACGTTATCACCGAGGAAGAAGGCAAGCGTCCTAAGGCTCAATCTGTTGCGGTTGCTACGGTGCTTAATCAGGATTGGCTTGCTATCTATAACGATGAATCAGAATGGGGCTACTCAAAGGTTCACGGCAAGCCTGAAGACATGTCTAGACTCCATGGTCTTTACACTGATGAAACGATGCGCTGCCCATTGAAGTTTTACAAAGATGAAGGTTCCAATCTTTTTTCAGATTATGAAATTCTTTACATCGAATACATTAGCTCCAACCTTAAAAATACCGTTGAGCTATGGCCGGAATTCTTCAAGCGTATGGTTGCGGCTAAGCTTGCTAACGATGCAGGACCTTCGCTGAGAATGGAAGGTGCAGACGTTGACAATGCAAGGGGGGTATTTGCTGAAAGAAAGAGTAGTGCATTGTCTAACGATGCTGCGGCTAGTCCTCCTATGGTTATCCCTTCAGGCTCTTGGAATAAATCCCGTAACCGTTCAAATGGAAGGTGCAGATAATGGGACAAGGTGTAGCAAACAAGTTTAACCGGGGTGAAGTTGATCCTGAAGTTTTGGCGCGGGAAGATATCAAGCGCGTAAATAGTTCAGCTTCATACCATCTCAAATTGGACAGATTCAAGCGGCGGTACTGGGGTTGCTGAATGGCATGAGGGTTCACTCTCGTTAACCGGTGATGGATCGAGTAACGGCAGTGTTTACCAAACAATAACAACTCAAGCAGGTGTAGAGCATTCACTGAGACTTAGTGTTACCTGTTCAAACTGCATTGTTAAGATTGGTACTACTGGCGCGGCTAGTTACGACCTATTCACTGGTGCGCTTAAATCTGGTCTTCATGTTCTAACGTTTACGCCTACTAGTGATATTACAATCACCATTGAGAACGCATTAACTTACCGTGCACTGATTGATAACATTGAGTTCTTGGGTTCTGGTGTGATTGCATTGGCTACAGAAACGTTTGAGCTTGCAGGCTTGCGTCATAGGCAATCGATTGACGTTATGTTTATGGCTGCTGCTGGCGTTAAACCGTTTCAGATTGAGCGTAGAGGGGGTAAGTCTTGGTCTGTTGTTGAGTATAAATCTAACGATGGGCCTTTTGGTTATATCAATGACTCAAACGTTGCGCTTACTCCTGGGGCAATCAAAGGCAATACCACACTAACATCATCGATTGATTACTTTACTGATCACGATTACGGCCGCATTTACAAACTGCTCTCACAAGGGCAGACGGTTTATGCTGAAGTTGCAGTAAATACGGGGGCCGGTACTGACTCAATACGAGTTACGGGTGTGGGTACTACTCGAATATTTACCCTTGTCGTTACTATTCAAGACAACAATGAAAGAATTACCCTTCAGCGAAGTACAGACAATGTGACGTGGGAAGACCTAGAGCAATACACGGTCAATACTTCAAAGGTTTCTCCTACGGTCGTTAATGTTCAGGTGGTAAAAGACTTTGGTGGATTGAATGCTACGCTTAACTGGTACGCTGGCGAATGGTACAACGGCTATTATCCTACTGCTGTAGATATCTACGAGGGTCGCGTTTGGTACGGAAGAGATGACAAAATCTATGGTTCGGTATCCGATTCCTACTATTCACACGATGAGAGTATTGAGGGTAACTCCGCAGCCATTAAGAAAACGATTGGCTTTGGTGCGGTATCTTCGCTTAGGTGGTTACGGTCTGGATTGCGCTTAATGCTTGGCACCTTGCTCGATGAGATAACAATGCGTTCGAGTAGTTATGGGGAAGTGCTTACTGCTTCCAATGCCAATATTAAAGCCGGAACGAATCAAGGTAGTGATAACGTCGATCCGGTTATGATTGATAACGTTGTGTACTTCGTTCAGCGTTCAGGCGTGAAGCTTTTCTCTATGCTTACCTTTGCTGAGCGTGACGATGCTACAACTAATGACGTTAATGTATTGAATCGAAACATAACCAAGTCGGGAATTGTACGGATAGCCTTTACTCGACAGCCTGAAACTAGGCTGTATTGTGTTTTAGCTGATGGGACGATGGGAATTTATACGGTTGATGATTCTGAAGAGGTTGCAGCGTGGAGCCGGTTAAGTATCGATGGCTTGATTAAAGATGTTGTTGTGCTGCCTGGACTGAAAGAGGATCAAGTTTACATCGTGGTTTACAGAAACAGCGTTTACAGTCTTCAGCGAATGGCTATGCTTTCCGAGTCAACGGAAAAGGCTAAGGATTCATTTGTTTCTTATTCTTCAGCTGGCACCACTCTAAGCGGATTAGACCACCTTGAAGGTGAGGTAGTCGAGGTGATAGGGGATAAAGAGCTTGTGGGTAGCTTTACGGTCGATTCTGGCGCTATTACAGTACCTAAGAACTATGCCTCTGCGTGTGTTGGCCTTCCTTATACTGCTAGCTACGTGTCAAACAAGTTGAGCGGTTACCGTGACGCTTCAGTATTGGCAGAACGAAAGCGGGTAATTAGTACCGGTGTTGTGCTGATGGACTACTACCACAAAGCATTAACGATTGGCCCAACTGATAGTCACATGAAAAACATTCCTAGAATCAAAAAGGGTAATCCTGAAAACGATAATAAGTTTGTTGCCAACTATGACCAGTTACCCTTTCCGTTTGACGGTAATACGCAATCTGACCCAAGAGTTCATATTAAAGCTACTGCCCCGTGTACAATACTAGCTTTAACCTATGAGCTTGATGAGCTTAACCAGCAGACTAGACAATGAGCGTAACAATCAGACCAGCTACACAAGGCGACGTTATAGCAATGAATGGCGCGCCTTACTCTCTTTCTTTTCGTGGAATTGCTGCGGAAAAGGAAGGTGAGGTAATAGGCATTGCGGGGGTTATGTATTCAACTCCTGCACAATGCTTCAGTACCATCGATGAAGAGCTCAAGAATCATAAAAGAGCATTTGTTAAAGCTGTTCGCGCTTTGCGTGAGATACTTAATGACAGTGCTGAGGTCTATGCGACTCCAAGTAAAACAGAACCAACGGCTAATAACTTTCTAAAGCATGTTGGGTTTATTCCCGTTGAAGAGGATTTATACAAATGGCCGACCCAATAACATTAGGGCTTTCAGCTGTTAGCACGTTCATGAGTGCCAAGGGTGCAAGTGACCAAGGTAAAGCAGAACAAAGGGCAGCTGACTACAAAGCTAAAACTCAATTTGCTCGCGGGACTAAAGAAGCATACGAAAAGTCGAGACAGGGTGATGTGATGATTTCCGATGCTAGAGCGGCTATGGCTGCCTCCGGTGCCGGTGCTGATACGAATATCTTAGGAAGGATTGCAGAACAAGCAAAGCACAATAGCTTAACTGCAATGTTCCAAGGTCAAACTGAATCGGACTTGTCAGTTTACGAGGGTCAAATGAAGCGCTCAGCTGCAAAGAAAAAATCTCTTGGCACGGTGCTATCAGGTGGTTCATCAATGTTTAAATCGTTCAGAGGTTTGTAATGGCTAAGCTACCAACGGTAAGAAATTTAAGTCGTGATATTGCTGCGGTATCTGGAAATGTCAGTACAGCGGGTGCAGGTTCGGGCCAATACTTAGGGCAAGCTCTCGGTAACGT